GCAACAGGATTTTTCCAAACGGCAGCTTGCGGTAAACGCGGAGCTTTCTTTGTCCGCTGCCAATGTCAATAAGATTTATGTGGAGCAGCTTCGATTGCTGTCTGACCCGACCTTTAAGAAATGGTCGGCGTCGGAGCGTCAGGCGGCTATGGATTTGGCGATCAAGGCTGACAATCAGGCTGAGTTGACGAAAGAGGCGAAGAAATACGCGGATGCGCTGCGGGAACTTGAGGCTGCAAGTCAGCGTGATTTCGACGACCAGTTGTTTGAGTTGTCGTTGTTGGGCAAGACGCGCGAGGAAGTGGAGCGGCTGACGGCGGCGCGCAAATACGACAAGCTGATCGCGGAGGCAAATGCGGCGGGTGCGGGCGCGGATATTATCGGCGGTCTGCAAACGGCGAAGTTGGATAATGACGGTCGTATTCAAGAGCAATTACGCTTGGCGAAGGAAACCAAGGAGGCTTTCGGTAACGATTGGCTGGCGGGCATTTCGGACGGCATGCGGAATTATTCGGATTCGTTCAAGTCGATGCGCGAGAATATGTCTGATGCTGTGACGGGGTCGCTCGGTAAGATGTCAGATTCGTTGGCGGATTTTGTGGCAACGGGTAAGGCTGATTTTCGCGGGTTGGCTGTGTCTATCCTGCAAGACTTGTCGAAAATGCTGATTAAGATGGCGTTGTTCAACGCGATGAAGGCGGCGATGAGTGCTTGGGGCGGCGGCGGTTTCAAAGACGGCGGCATGGTGCAGCAGTTTTCAAACGGCGGCGCGGTGTGGGGCGCGGGTACGGCGACGAGCGACAGTATCCCTGCTATGTTGTCTAATGGCGAGTTTGTCATCAATGCGGCGTCCACGCGCCGTCATCGTGCTTTGCTGGAGGCCATCAATAAAAACCGCTACGCTTCGGGCGGGGTGGTTGGCGTTGCGCCGCAGGTCGCTGCTTTGGGCGGCGGTACGGGTGGCATGACGGTAAACATTACGATTAATCGTGACGGGTCTTCTGATTCGTCGGTTGATGGTGATGTTGAGATGGCGAAGCAACTGGGCGCGGCTCTGCCTGCGATGATTGAAAATTGGTTTGTCAATAATGTGGTTCGGGTCGGCGGTCGTTATCACGGCAGCCGTTGATTCGGTCTAAGAGGTTTTATGGCTAAGGTTTTTAAGTGGCAGGTCACGTCGGAAAGTATGGCGAAACACTCGTTTAATGTGCGCTCGGTCAAGTTCGGCAATGGGTATGAGCAGCGTCAGAAATTGACGCTGAAGCCGAAAATGCAGACTTGGCAAATACGTATTGTGGGAATGAAGCCTTTGATTGAGGAAATCAAGGGCTTTTTTGATTCCTGCGGCGGGGTGGAGCCGTTTTTCTGGACGCCGATTGGTCGGGAGCGGCTGTTGGTCAAAGTGTCGGAATACACGGAAACGCCGAAGGGCGGAAAGGTGTATGAGCTTTCGGCGGAATTTGAGGAGGTCATGGCATGAATGCGCGGATGAAGGCGTTGTCGGGAACGATGCTCAAGGCATTGTCGGCGGCGCAACAGGATGTGTTGGTTGAGATGTGGGAAGTGGATTTCCGCGCTTTGGGCGGGGAGGTCTTCCGCTTCTGCAATCAGGTCAATGAACTGAATCAGGCGGTCGTCTGGAAGGGGCAGGAATATACGCCCTACCCTATTTCTGCGGAAGGCTTTGAAACGACTTCGCAGGGGGCGGGCAACCGTCCGACGCTGACGGTTTCAAACCTGCTCGGGTTTGTGACCGGCGCGGCTGACCAGTATAACCAATTGGTCGGGGTGGATGTCGTCCGCCGTTTGACGTATGCGAAGTTTTTGGATGCGGTAAACTTTAAGGACGGCAATCCGACCGCCGATCCGAATCAGGAAATTATCGGGAAGTACGTCATCGAGCAGATGACGAGCCTGACGGCGGAACGGGCGGTCTTTGAGCTTGCTGCGCCGTCTGAATCGGACGGCTCGGTCATTCCGTCGCGGATCATGATGGCGAATACCTGTATTTGGCAGTATCGCGGCGAGGGCTGCGGTTATGCGGGGCGGGCGGTTGCCGACCGTTTGGATATGCCGACGGATGATATTAAAAAGGATGCTTGCAGCGGGACATTGACGGGCTGTCGGGCGCGGTTTGGTGCGACGGCGGTTTTGCCGTTTGGCGGGTTTCCGAGTGCGGATAAGGTGATGTCGTGATTGAGATTTCTAAGAAGGTTGAGGATTTGATTTTATATCAGGCTGATTCTGATTATCCGATAGAGATGTGTGGTGTCATTTCTGATACTTCTTATAACGGCAATTGGTTTTTTGCGATTCGTAATGTTGCTGAAAATCCTTATGAAACATTTGTTATTCAGCCTGAGGGTTTGGAGACGGCGTTAAAGTATGGAAAAATCCTTGCGATTGTCCATTCCCATCCAAACGGCGAGCCGTTCTTGTCGGGTGCTGACCGTCAAATGCAGATTCAGTCGGGTTTGCCGTGGATTTTGGCAGTTGGAGGTCGTCTAAAACAGTTCCGCTGTTGCCCTCATTTGCGGGGTCGTGTGTTTGAGTACGGCAAGGCTGATTGCGGGGCATTGATTCGTGATGCGTTTATGTTGATGGGTTTTGATTTGCCCGATCACAAGCGTGGCGATATTGATGATGATGCTGAGCATGAGTATTTGCGTAAGCATTTCGAGCGTGTCGGGTTTGTCCGTGTTTCAGACGACCTGAGCGGCGGGGATGTGGTTTTGACGAGCTATGGCGGTCATGCGAACCATGCGGCGCTGTATTTGGGCGACGGTCAAATCCTGCATCATGCTTATAACCAGTTGAGCCGGCGCGAGCCGTTTAATCAATGGTGGTCGGAGCGTGTGCATAGTGTTTGGCGGTATCCGCTCTTTGAGCCTGAGATGTTGCAGGCGGTCGAAAATGATTTGCTGCATTCGGTGGATTTATGATTACGGTGTGTTTGTACGGCGGTTTGCGCGAATGCGGCCGCCGTTTTGATTTGCAGGTTGCCAGCCCTGCTGAGGCGGTTCACGCGCTGACGGTGCAGATTCCAGCGTTGCGGCAAAAGCTGCGGCAGGGGTTTTATCAGGTGCGTTTTGGTCGGCGCGATTGGTCTGAGGGCGAATTGAAAAGCGGATTCGGTCAGCCTGCCGAAGGTGTTCTGCATATTGTGCCGCGCGTTCAGGGCGCGGGCAAAAACAGCGGCATCATTCAGACGGTCTTGGGTGTGGTGCTGATTGTTGTCGGCGCGCTGACAAGTTGGTCGGGCGGTGCGAGCCTTGTTGTTGCGGGTGTCGGTATGGTTGCGGGCGGTGTGGCGCAAATGTTGACGAAGCCGCCAAAATTTGAAACGGGCAAGGGGGTGGAAAGCAGCCGGAACAGTTCGTTCTCAAATCTGAGCAATACGGCGGCGCAGGGGCAGTCGATGCCGCTTGCGTATGGTCGGATTTATTGCGGCAGCCGCGTGGTGTCGCAGGGTATTGAATCTCGACGGATTGAGGGCAACAGTACGGCGGCAAACGGCAACAGCGTCGTCCGTATGGTTTTTGATGCGGCGAAAATTAAAAATCCTAATGGCAATTCCGACCCGATGGCGGTGGATTTGACGTTGGGCATGAAGAAAACTTTTGTCACTGGCGTTGCGGCAACTGCGCCAAACGGTCAGAAATACAATACGGATTTTGAAAATGATTCCGTCCGCGCGATGAATTACGAGGCGGTTTATACGGTAGATTGAGGATTTTGGAATGGGTGGTAAATCAGGTGGCGGCGCTTCTACGCCGCATGAAGCTCCGAATACGTTGAATTCGGCGCAGTCTTTGCGGATTATCGATGCGATTTGTGAGGGCGAAATCAGGGGTTTCGCCAATGGCAATGATAAACCGTGGAAGTCTGTCTATTTTGATGATACGCCTGTTCAGAATCCTGACGGGTCTTTTAATTTTAAGGGCGTGGTCGGCTTTTTCCAGCGCGGTACGCCCGATCAAACTTATATCCCGGGCTTTGATGCGTCTGAGCGTGCCGTGCCTGTATCGGTCGAGGTCAAAAACCGCGCGCAGGTGGTTCGGTCGGTGTCTGACGAATTGATCAGCCGCCTGCGGGTAACGGTCGGTGTCGAGCGAAATTACCGCGTCGAGGACAACGGCGATACGAATCCAGCCCAAACAACTTTGCTGGTCAAGCTTCTCGGCAAGGATGGGGTGGCTGCGACGAAACTTGTTTCGTTTACCGAGAAATCGAGCGGGGTTTATTATCAGGATGTCGTTTTTGATAGCCTGCCGCCCGTGCCGTTTAATATTCAGGTATCGCGCCCTACTCCTGACAGTACGACGGACAAGGTCATCAATAAAACGTATTTTGCGAGCTATGTAGAGATTATAGACGCGAAATTGAGCTATCCGCATACGGCGTTGGCGGCGTTGGCGATGGATTCCGACCAGTTCGGCAGCAATAACCCGCGCCGAAATTATCTGATTGACGGGATGTTGGTCAATGTGCCGTCTAACTATGACCCTGAAACTCGGACGTATTCGGGGACGGTTTGGGACGGCTCGTTTAAAAAGGCTTGGACGAACAACCCAGCTTGGGTTTTTTATGATGTGTTGACGCAGCCGCGTTACTCGACTTTGGCGCGTCGTCTGAAATCGACGGACATTGATAAATGGACGCTGTACCAAGTCGGCAAATACTGCGATGAGTTGGTCGATGACGGCTTTGGCGGCAAAGAGCCGCGTTTTGTTTGTAATGCCTACATTACCAATCGCCGTCAGGCGGGTGAGTTCCTGCTGGATTTGGCGAGCGTGTTCCGCGGGCTGCCTGTTTGGGATGGCAGCCGTTTTTCTTTGGTGATGGACGCTGATTCTGATCCTGTTGCCATGTACAACAACAGCAATGTCAAAGACGGGCTGTTTGCGTATTCGGGCGTTCCGTACAAGTCGATTACGACTGCGGTCATCGTGCAGTATGTGGACAAATACGACGGATACCGCACAAAAACAGAATACGTCGAAGACCAGCAGGCAATCAAGCGTTATGGTCTAAACATCAAGCAAATTACGGCGTTTGGCTGCGATTCGCGCGGTCAGTCGGCGCGATACGGCGCGTGGATGCTGGAAACGGAGTTGCGCCAGCAGTCGGCAATCAAGTTTACCGTTGGTCGTGAGGGTTTGCGCCATCTGCCGTATGACGTTGTTCAAATCATGGACAACGATTATGCGGGCGCGGAAGTATCGGGTCGTTTGGTTGATGTTTCGGGCTTGTCGGTAACGCTTGACCGCGATGTCGAAGATGCGGTCGGTAAGCAGTTGTCTGTCGAGACGGCGGCGGGTATCAAGTCGCTGAAAGTGATGGCGCAGCCTGCTAAAAACCGCTTGGAGCTTGCTGAGGTTGTCGATGCAGCGGCGGGAGGTGTTTGGATATTGATGGGGCGCGTCAAACCGCGCCTGTATCGCGTTATCGGGACGAAAGAAAACGCCGACGACGGTACTTTCGAGGTTTCGGGCATTTTGCACGACCCGAAAAAATACACATCGGTCGATAACCGCGCTCGGTTTGATGCCGAAGTCACGACGCTGCATGGCATTGAACCAAAATTGACGCTGCCGGAGTTGCGCTCTGACGGGGACAAGCTGTTAATTTCTTGGGAGAATCTGACCGCCGATGGCAGCGTGTTGTCTTACGATATCAAGATTTATCGTGACAATAAGCTGTATCGTCACGTTCCGGATTCTCGGACGGCTGAAATTTCGCTCGAAAACCTGCCAAACGGTCAATATCGGGCGGAAATCCGCGGGCGAAATGCGCGTGGGGTGTTGTCGGAGCCGTTGGTTAAGGCTTGGAGTTTGGACTACACCATCGCGGGCTTGAAAGCCGCGCCGCGCCTGCAGGCAATACAGCTGGACTGGACGCTGCCGAAAACGGTGGTAAATGATGTACAGACGGAAATTTGGTATGCGGAATCAAACAACCGGGATGCGGCGAAAAAGCTGACGACGCTGCCGTATCCGCAAAACAGCTATACCTTGTCGGGCGTGGCCGTGTCCGACCGTTACTGGTTTTGGCTGCGGCTGGCCGATGCGGCGGGCAACAGCGGGGAGTGGACGGCGGCGGTTGCGGGTCGTTCCGACCCCAATCCCGCGCCGATAGTGGCGCAGTTGCGCGGTGCGATTGAAAAAAGCAGCTTGAGTCAAGCCCTGATTGACAGTCTGGATGCGGATGCGGCCTCGAAAGTGGCGGCGGAAGCGCAGGCTAGGGTGGCGGCCATTCAGGCGGCGGCGAAAAAGGCGGCTGATGATTTGGCGGCCAAAGCCCATGAACTCGGCACGAAAATCACGGCTGTTGAAAACGTGAACGCCGAACAGGCGCGGCAAATCCAAGCCGTAACCGCCGCGCAGGGCAACACCGCTGCAGGTTTGGAAGCGGAAAAACGGGCGCGGGCGGAAGGAGACCGGGCGGAAGCACAGGCACGGGAAACCTTGGTCGGCCGCGTGGCATCGGCGGAAGGCAGCATCAATACGCTGCGGGAAACCGTTGTCCGCAACGATGGGGCGCGGGCGGAAGAAATCCGCCAACTGCAAGCGAAGTTTACGATACCGGACACCCGCAACGACAACCGTCCGCCGTCGTGGTATTTCGCCAACCATCCGCGCAGTACGGTTTCGGAGTTCAAACAGGCCAACGTGCTGGGCTTGGGTAGCGGTTTTGCCGCGCTGGAAACCGTCGTGCCTTGGGGCGACCCGTCGGGCGGCAGGATTTTTCAGACGGCCTACCTGCAAGACGGCACGGTCATGCGGCGTAAATCCGATACGGCGCATACCTACGCAGGCAACGGCGTGTTCAACTACACGAAAGACTTGTGGACGGAGTGGGCGGCAGACGAAACGGCGGACGGCGCACAAGCCAAGGCCGATGCGGGGCGGCGGGTAGCCGAAGCGGCGCAAGCGGCGGCCAATCGGGTTGATGCGGATTTCCGCCAGTTTGTCTCTACGCAGGCCGGAAAGGATGGTGCGACGGCGCAAAGAATCAGCGAACTGTCAGCAAGCATCGGCAACCTGCAAATCGGCGGCCGGAACCTGCTGCGCGGCTCTGATGCGGCCTATCAGGGCGGCGATTACGGTTTGAGCTACGGTTTGGCCGATATTCCGAACGTGGGCGAAGCAGTAACGCTGACGGTTTGGGGTGAGGTCGCCGCCGACCGGACGGTAGGCATTTACAACACTTTCGGCAATCGCGAACTGGCGCGGTTGGCTAAGGTTAAAGACGGCCTTTACAGGGTAACGTTTAACTGGAACGCGCCGATAACCGGCGGCCTTGAGCAGCCGAACGCATCATCGAAAAACCTTGCATTGTTTTTTTACAGGAGGGAATCCACTACAGTCAGCCGCATCGACCGCATCAAGTTGGAACGCGGCACGGTCGGCACGGATTGGTCGCCCGCGCCGGAAGATGGAGAAGCGGCAACGGCCAACGCACTGAATCAGGCACGGCAGGATGCGCAGGCCAAAGCCGATGCAGCTAAAACGGCGGCTGAAGCGGCGGCGCAAGCCAAAGCCGATGCGGCCAAGGCGGCGGCGATTGCTGCGGCATCGAACGATGCGCAGTCAAAAGCCAATGCGGCGAAAGCGGCAGCTATTGCCGACGCGGCGGCCAAAGACGCACAGCTTAAGCGAGAGGCGGCGGCGGACGCACAAGCCAAGGCCGATGCGGTGCGGCGGGTGGCCGAAGCGGCACAAGCGGCCGCCAACAAGGTCGATGCGGATTTGACGCGATACCAAAACGTGCAGGTGCAGAAGGAAAAAGCACAGGCGGAGGAGTTAAAAACGCTGAAAGCCGAACTGTCGGGGCAAAAGGCGCGGGTTGAGCAGTCTGCAAGCGCGTTGGCCTCACTGGACGGCAAAGTAAGGGCCATGTACGGGCTGAAAGTCGAGACGATATCCGGCGGCCGCAAGGTTATTGCCGGTTTGGCTTTGGGTGCGGACGGGCAGACGGGCGATTCGCAGCTGTTGGTGTATGCCGACAAATTCGCCATTGTCGACCCGAAAAGCAAAATCCTGAAGTCGCCGTTTGTCGTTCAGACGGCCGGCGGCAAAACCCAAATGGCTTTATCAGGGGATTTTGTTGCCGACGGCCTGATACACGGCAGGCACATTGCCGCTGGGCAGACGCTAAGTTCCCCGTCGATAGAGGGCGGCAGCCTGAATATCGGCGGCGGGCGTTTTTCGGTAAGCAACACGGGGCAGGTGTCGATTTCTGCCGCTTCGGGGAAGGTTGGCATGAAAATGACGAACGACCGAATCGAGGTATATGATGAAAAAGGTGTTCTGCGCGTGAGATTGGGTAAGTTGAGCTAAAAGGCGAGGCCGCCTGTTGTTCGGTGTGAAGGCGGCCTCATGCCCCTGTTAAGAAAGGATGAAGCAGGGGCGGTTTGATATTAACCCGAATGGAGGATGTAAGCAATGGCTGGTTACGGTTTGGAAGTGTACGGTCGCCCGCCGTTTTCGGGGGTGGCAATGTTGGTCGAAACTCGGAATATCGCCGACAGCAAGGGTGAATATGTTTATCCGTCGGACGACGACCGTTACGGCTATTTCGCTACCTCTGTCTATTCGGACAACCATTGGGGGCATACTTCGCTGCGCTCAGCCAGCGGGGGCGATAAGGTATCCTGCACAAGGGCGGTAGACACTGGTGACAAGGTGAGGTGGTTTACCGTCGTCGTCAACGCCTATGAAGCTCACGGCCATGTCAACACGCTTTTGATTTGGAGGTACAGAAAATGAACTACGGTGTGTTCA